TATTCTTTTTTCAGGTGCTCTCATAATACGATGTATCATCATCGCATCTTCCATCAATGTGATTTGCTTCCATAATCTTCTACCATTTTCAACCATAGATTTACCATAAGGTAGATAGTTAGTATCAGAATACAAACGGAAGTGAGCCATCTCATAATTATCATACTCCTTCTTACCTAAATAATCAGGATCAACTGTGAATTTTATTCCAGTTTCATGTCTATTGATTCTAGATGGGTCATGTGGATTTTCAGTTCTTATGGTATGATATACCGATTGAGGGAATACGTTTACCACACCCTCACCCTCTACTATTTCTAATACTAAAAATTGGTCTCCATATTTACAAAGGTTTCTAACCCACGGCCACAAATTAAATTCTATGTTCATAATATCATAGAATAAATTATGGAGTACTTCTTTAACATTTTGGTTAGATGTTTTAATTGTTAATACATCACCAAATTCATTTTTTGTAGTAGATTCATCTGCGTAAATGTCTAGTGCAGATGCGATGATTGGGTCTTGATCCATTGCATCGTAATCTAAAAATAACTCTCTTCTAATTGTCTGATAAGAAAGTTGTGTTTGTAATGCGTTGTATTGATACCCCGTTTGTAATTTATAAAATCTATCCTTTATTGATTTAAGGTTAGATTGAGATTGACTTTGTTCGGTATCTACAACTTTCGTTTTTCCATCTTCTCTCTTAATGATAACATTAGTAGAGAATAATTTTCTCATTCTTTCGAAAAACGAATTATTTGTGTTTTCTGCCATTTTAATTTTTATTTATCTCAATAATTCTAATAATCAAATTACCGTTTCCTTTAATAACTCTATGAAATTTATGGTTTTCTATTTGAATTTCACTTCCTTCTTTTAACTCCAAAGGTAATTCATCATCAAATTGAATTTTCCAATCCTTTCCTCCCAAAACCAAAATTTTCCTATCCCACTCATCCTGATGCCACATCAGTTCCCTTTCATCAACCTCTTCCTTAAAAACCCTATATCTTTTCGTATTATTCAAAAAAATATCATAATACTTCTCATTTATCATACGAATATACGAATAATTATTTAATTTACCAATATCTGTAAGCCGGTTCTGATAACCCTAATTGTTTAGCGTATTTCGGTAGGTTACACGCCCACCATCTCGCAGATGTTTTATCCTTTTCGGTATCACAATTGTGTCTAGCTGCAAATGCTTTACTTGCTTCCAAATCGTTTATTTTAACCTTTAATCCAGTTGTATCACCCCAAGTCACTTTTTTTACACTATCTCCATCCTTCACATAAACATAGAATTTTTTAGGCCCACCTTTTTTAGGTTTGTTCAATTCCACATCTTCTCCCTGATGTTCAGCTTCTAAAATAGGAAAATCTAACCAAACTTCTTTACCTTCAAAAATTGCTTTTTCGCCTAAATCAGTTTCTTTGATAAACCACTTATCTTGAGCATTTTCTAAAACCAATTTATTCTCTTTATAAAGTTCTCTCGCACTTTTAAACATTTCAAAGTACTTAGATGAACCATATCTATAAATTGATTCATGAATAGGTGTACCAGTATTTAAGTGGTATCTTAACCCTTCATTTATTGTTTCAATATTTTCTACTAAGATTTTCATACATATAAATATTAGAAGAGCCATCTTATATCTTCATTTCCATCACCAATATTCATTTCATACGGATTTCCCCTCATTCTTTCATTAGCAGAACCCATAGAAAAACCAGTTGTAGAAATAGAATTGATTGCAACTTTCGCTAAATCCATTCTTTCTTGCCTTAAACGAAGTGCAGTATCTCTCACCCACAATCCAATTGAAAACGACATTACCAAGTCATCGTTATAACCTCTCATAGCTTCAGCTCTATTTGTTAGCCATATAAAGGTAAACAACTCATCAATTAATCTTAAGGACTGAACCACTACCTCTTTATTTCTGAAATACTCATCTAATTTGGATATAATCAATGGTCTGGTTTTAGCAGATGTAGTGAATCCAGCAACCTGTCTTCTTTCTTCTGCATTAAATTTATTTGTATATTGTTTTTCAATATCAATGTATTTGTAATCTTGAGTTTGGTAATAAAGGTTTTGATAATTTCTATCTATGATTTGTTGAATAACCGCCCAACCAATATTTGCATTTTCCACTACTAAAAGTGCGTTGTTCCATTCAGTTCCAACTGCAACTAAGAAATTACCATAATCCTTAGTTTCCATTTTACCTCTATATTCTGCAACCTGCACATTATTCTCTATATCAAATACATGAAAAGCGGAATAGTCTGAACCATCACCTCTCGCCACGTCGGCCGCTATCATATAAGATTTATTATAATCTGGATATTCCCATTTCCAATAGTTTCCATCAAACCCACTCTTTTCAATTGGGTCTTTAACAAAAGTTTCCTTATACCACATTAAAAGTTCAGGAGCAATTACCGTATCACCGGAAGATATAAAGTCGCAATCACACTCTTGTGCCGCCAATTTATCTCCCAATACTTTTGTTTGCTCATCTCTCCATCTCTGGTCTCTTTCTGGATGAACTGTCCAATGTAAATAGATTGGGTTAAATTCATTTGTTTGTTCTTCGGCTCCAACCCATTGTTGGTGAAACCAGTTACCCACACCATTAGGAGTAGAAAGTGCTATACAACTACCACCCGTTGATAGAGCAGGAGTTGCTGATGCCCAAATCTCATTGATATCCGGTACGAAAGCCGCCTCATCCACTACTAATAGGGATAGGGCTTCAGAACGACCTGCATCTGGAGAAGATGGAATTGCTTTTACTTGTGAACCATTTACTAATCTTAATGACAGTTTGTTATCTTCCTGTGTTGCTACCTTTAACCAACTAGGTAAGTTATCATACATAACCCTCACCTTAGTTACTAAGTTCTTAGCAACCTCTTGTTTAATCGCAATAACAAGTACGTTATAATCTTGATTGAATATCATCTTCCACAAAGAGTAACCAGCCGTTAATGTGGAGATACCCGTTTGACGGGATTTTAGAACTATATTGTATCTATGTTCTTTAAATTCGCGAAGTGTTTTTTCCTGATAAGGAAACAATTCAAACCTCAACTTACCTTTAGTAGGATGTTGAATTTTACAATACTTTCGCATGAAATAAACGGGGTCAGCCGCACATTTCTTATATTCTTCTTTGATTACATCCTTTAATGATAATCCTTTATCTTGCATCAAAAATTTTATTTAGTATTGGATTGTCGATTTCTCTTAATTTATTTTCATAAATAACTATATCCTCTTCTAATTCTACCAATCCTTTATCTATATTTGCTATTTCCAATTCCATATCCGCCTTCATCTCATCCATTGGTTTCGGTAAATGCCAAATTTCAATTCTACCATCTTCCAATACTTGCTCATAGTGTGGCTTCAATTCCCTGATGCCATCTTCTATCATAGCTCTAGCTTCCTTAGCACTTGCAATAGCTCTTCTAAATAACCTAAAATTTTTATATTCTTCAAATACTCCCAACTTTTGAGCCTCTGAATCCATTTCAACATTACAATCTACACAAAATCCGGATTGAGATATTAATATCTTATCAGTTGAACCATATTGTTCTTTTTTACAACTATGATTCAAACAATTTTCTTTTTCTCTTAAAAATTCTCTTGCTGATTGAAATGCCTCGTGATTCTTTCCGGTTTTTAAAACAAATCCTTCTTTTTGTTCATATTGATAAAATTCATCTTCCCACTTTTCACCAATTTCTCTCTTTACCTTAGATTCAGTTTTTTCGTATCCGAACTTCTTATTTGGGTCTTCCCCTCTGAATACATAATCCACCAATTCTCGGCGGGTTTTATGCATTAGGTTCTTTTTAAATTCCTTTGCCATAACCATTGTATATATTTATATATATAAAAATAAATTTGATTAAGATACTTTTTTAACCTCTATCTTAATTTTAGGAGTATATCCTTCCGGTAGATTTACCTTAATTCCCTCAAATGATTCTACTTTATTTTCAAAATAGTGAAGCTGAAATATCTTATCAGTTAAATTTAACACCAACTGAGATGAAGTGCTCATTTTTTTAGTATCCCTCTTCATATTAAGAGGAGAATCATTTTTATAAAAATTCTTTCTCATTAATGGAGCGATTAGATTCCAATCATCCGCTTTATCCATTTGCTTTTCAGCACTTATCTTTCTTACAATTGAACTCTTATAATCAGGCCCATCGGTATATCCCGCATCAGTATAATAATGTCCATGATTAGTTCTAACTGAAGGATTTTCTCTGTTTATTAAATCAATTTTAGGATTGTGCTTAGAAGTTGTTTCAATTGATATTGTAGTTTTAGGGGATGATACAAATGTATGCCCTTTGATTCCACCTTCATATTGAACTGCATATCTAATTGCCTCTTTTAGGTTAGATGAACCCAATGCTTTTCTTATCTTTGCCCCATCCTTAGATGGTTTACCTTTTTTCTTTACTATCTTCTTCTCTTCTTCATCATAACCAACCATCAAAGCGGTATTAACTATTCCTATACCATACTCATTCATACCTTCGCTCCAATCAGTTATAATATCATGAAGGTAAACTACCTCTACCCCATCTATAAGGGTATGAACAATCTCCAATTGAGGATTGTATGCTCTATCTCTATTTTTGGCAAGTATGAATTTATCACCAATTTCTTTGGATACAATTATACACTCTCCTAATATAATTTTATCAAACAATTTATTCTAATTTTATATTGTATAAATATTTGGAATTGGAACAATTAAATGAATACTTCGGTTTTATCGAAATGATTTTTTAATATTTTTTCAAAACTATCTTCAGAATACACTACATCAAATAAAAAAGCTACCCTTGTCGTATCACCATTATTTACAATGGTATGTTCAATTTTCTGAGAATCGAACCAATGAACCTTT